CGTAGTAACATAACCCTTTTCTTCGCAAAAGGATAAGCTATCCTCTTCAAACTGTTTAATTGCTGGAAATCCTCGGAACACACTTGATTTGATTTCCTTGGCTTTATCTACTGAGCAATTCAACTGCTCTGCTATTGAAGCTTCTCCACGGCCGTAAAGCACTCCAAGAAGGATACTCTTTGCTTGAGTTCGTCTTTCCTTACCTTCTTTATTAGTAGTGCCATCAGGATTGAACTCTCTGCATTCTTCGTAAGGCTTATTAAACGCTTTGCTGGCAATCTCTGAATATAGGTCCTTACCTTCCATGAAGGTGTTATACATCTGTTCATCACCCTGCTTTTTACAAAGAGCTGCAAGACACTTTGGCTCCTGCTGTGAAAAGTCTGATGACATCAGAACATATCCGGGAGATGCTACAAACATCTTTCTGATATCTTTGTTATGAGAAGGGATATTCTGTAGATTCGGGTCACTACTTGAGAATCTACCGGTGTCGGCTCCATACTGATTAAATGAACAATGAACCCTTCCATCCTTAGGATTTGCACATTGAGGCATCTTCTCAATATAAGTCGTGAGCAGCTTCTTTATCTCTCGATACTCCAGGATTACTTTGGCAATAGGGTGATTTATCTTCGATAATATTTCTTCTCCCGTTCCTCTGGGATTTCTTTTATCGACCGGTTTTACCTTAAGGACATCGTATAGCATGATAGCTATCTGAGCAGAGGAACCAATATTAATTGGATACTCAAGCTTATTAGCTGCTCCCTGCTGCTCTCTATACTTATCAAGATGCTCTCCAAACTCATCACAGAGCCTATAAAACTTCTCTTCTGCTTCTTTAAGCTTTGTGGTGTATTTATCACTCAACTCCTGGATATACTCGGTGTCAAGAAGAATGCCATTGTCTTCCATATCTGCAACTACAGGTACACAAGGCATCTCGATATTTCTAAATACCCAATACATATCCTTAATATCCTGGCGGTCAGTATCATCGGTTAAGTATCTTCTCTGATACTCATTCAGCTCAGTAGTGATAACAGGGTCATGGGCAGCATATAGATATCCAACATTATAAGGAATCATAGTGAAAGGGATACCTTTGAACAAATCATCAAATCTGAAAGCATCTCCTTTGCCATCGAGGCAATACTTATTGTGGAGCTGCTTTAGGTTCTTATGCTCCTCATTCTCATTGAGAATCCTGCTCGCTAAGTAACCATCCCAATTACAATAAATATCTGGCAATCCAAATGCTCTGAGAAATCGGATATCGAACTTAGCATTGAACATATCAAGGTAAGGTTTCTTTGCCAGTAATCTCTTAAATTCAGATACAACAAAATCAGCGGGCAACTGACCGCTGGCTCTTTCACCGGTGATATAGGATATGTGATTCAAAGGAATATATGAACCCTGCTGATTGTTAGTATAGATACAGATACCTGCAAGATTATTCTGTAAAGGGTCAAGTCCATCAGTTTCAGTATCAATGCTGAGATAACTGTTACCGATGCACTCACTGATATAATCATGCAGGACTTCATCTGCATTGATAACTTGATATTCATCTTTATACTGTCCAAGATTTGTTTCGACAGTAGCTTTTATCTGATTAATACGAGAAAGGATATCATTTCCACCTTTAATGGTCGGGATTACTATCTTCTTTGTTTTGGATTTAGATGCAATGTTTAAATCGTGAGCTTTACTTATCTTTCGGCTCGGAGTGAATAATGCCATATCTATCTCCTTTATTGAGTTAGGCAGCAATGAAGAGTGTACCACGCTGCTCGGGGCCCATATTCATTTATATACCGCACCTAAAGTTATCTACGGCGCTTGTATGCTCGTAACTTTAACCCGTCGGTTTGCACTCATGGCCATCCGTGCGGTTGTGATTCAGTGGGTAAGGATTCGCACCTTACATGAACGGCAATTCACCACGCTTATAATCATCCGCGAATTGTACGTAGCGCGTCTACCTATTCCGCCACCACTGATTGAGAGATTACTTAAAACTCTTCTTCTTTGGTCTTTCCGGACCTTGCAGGAGTTCTACGAGAACTTCTTTCGGTTCTTTCTCTGCTACCTCTACTACGAGGAGCTTCTTCCTCCTCATCCTCGGCATCATCTTCAGGCTCCTCACGCCTGCTGCCTCTGCGTCTTACCGGCTCCTCGTCCTCTTCATCATCGCTGGGAGGGAAATCACCGTTTCTCTTCTCGTCCATGTTCTCAAGGAAGTATTCCATATCATCTGCAGTCTTGTCAAGAACAAGTCCGCCGAGAACCTTGGGAAGCTCAAACTCAGAAAGCTCGGTCTCATCTTCGTCGGTATCAAAAATCTGGTATTCTGTCTTCTTATCGTTAGGCTTGCCATGTCTCTCGACCTCGAAGATATGACTTACGATTGTACCGCCCTTCTTAGTTGCTCTGCGGCAAACGCCGATAAGATTTTCAAACATTGACTTGCCTCTGTCCCAAATCTGGACCTCGCCATCATCGATATTGTACAGAGGGATAAGAAGTCTTGCCTGGACCGGGATACGCTCTCTGCAGAAAGGACATGTATCAAGAGGGTCGTTATACTCTCTAAGACAGTTAACATATCTGTCTTTGCCGTCAATCTTAATCTTATGGACAGACATGCCGTCGATATCATCTACTGAGTTGTAGAGAAATCTGACCTGCTTTACCCCTTTATCCTTGTTAATCTGGAAGAATCCTCCTCCTCCCTGTCCGCCGTACTTGTCTGCATCATCTGCTTTAAATCTTGCCATAATTACTTAGCCTCCTTCTTCTTGCTAGTCTTTTTCTGTGATGAGTGATTGTTCTTCTCCATACGATATGCTCTGGCAAGCTTGAGAATCTTTACAATCTGGTCCTTATCCGCCTTGGTAAGAGCCTTATTGTAGGTATAGAGATTATCGAACAAATGCTTGATAGTTCTGGTAGGAGCGATTGCATTCTTCTCATTGAATGCTTTGCTGCTCACCGCCAGCGTGATGGAAGACATGCTGAAGTTGAACTTGCAGTACATGTGACCTCCGACCTTGAAAGCTCTCATATTGATATCAGTAGCAGGCTTGAATACTTCATCACCCTCTGCTTCTACCTTGGAGAAGATAAACTCCAGAGCTTCGGTTACATAAGGCTCCATCTCCTTCTTCTTACGAGGCTGAGATGCTTTCTTCTCCTTAGGAGCCTTCTTAGCAGCAGCCTTTGCAGCCTTTGCTTTTGCCTGCGCTGCAATCTCTTTGCCAACCTCATTAAGAGGGGTCTTATCACCTGCAAGCTCATCTGATACTTCAGGAGCTGCGGGCTTCTCTACAGCCTTGGCAACCTTCTTAACCTCTTTCTTAGCTGCGGGAGCAACTTCATCCTCGACGGGCTTATACCAGCGCTTCAGAGTTGAAGTGGTGCAAGACTTACTCTTGCCAGTTTCATCGATATAGACGACGGTCTTGCTCTTTTCATTGACCTCGGTAACCTCGATTACAGCTCCACTATTGATGTGACGGTACTTCATAAAAATTTCCTCCTGTTTAAAAGTGTGTTTGAGTTGGCTTGTCATCGTCAGCGGTCAAGTTGCCGTCTTAACCGGACCCGCCGGAGCGGGTTTCGACTTAAAAATCCAGACCTATTATCAGATGCTCACCGGTATGCAGATTCAAAGCAGTAGTAGTGGTAAGTTTCATATACTGTTGATTGGAATAATAAAACATCTCTCCACAATCTACTCTATCGAATATCACTTTCATCTCAGATACCTACCTTTATAATTGCTACTCTAACAAAAGCATCTTCAGGGTCACACTCATAAGCAGTAAGTTCACGGATTATACGCTCAACCCCTCTTTTGAAAGTATCTGCATCGAGCTGATATTCACCTTCGTAGGTATAGACCAGCTCAAGATAATTAAGGACCTTGGCAATCCTAGCTGCCTTAATGAGATTCTTACCGTACTCCTCTGCGTCCTGATAAGGACAGGTGCCTTTGCAGCTCCAGTTAACCCCGAATACCTCGGGCTCATCGACATCAGTGCTGGTCATAGGGCTGATAGTTACATTAAGAGATTCATTGACCTCTGAAAGGGCTTTCTGAAATGCTCTCATCTGGGTTCTGTTAAGTTTCATCATAATAAATTACCTCCGAGTTGTTATAGTAGCTTGTCATCATCAGACGCTGGGTTGCTATCCCTTGCGTGACCCCTCTGGTCTGAGGGGTTTCGACTTAAAATCCAATTTCGCTTCTTGCTCTAATCGCCATGGCCAGCGCCAATGAGGACTTAGCTACGAGCTGGTTATTAATATCGAGGGTTACGTGATATCTATCATTAAAAGCTTTCTTGGTGACGATGATATCATTTCCGTGAATCTCGACTTTGAAGTTCTTGCTCTCTAATGTAATCATGAAATTTACCTCCGAGTGATATGAGTGATTAAAGGTTAAGAATCTGGTCTGCCCAACAGAGCATCTCCTGCTCGGTCATGTATCCATGCTGATAAGCATAAGAAGCAACCCATGCGGTCATCATACCCGCTTCATAGATATCATCGAATCTGCGCTCCTGGATAGCCTTGAGAATCATATCATTAGTCATGCTAATTACCTCCTCATCTTACTACGAGTTCAAAATGGATACCGTAATCATCTGCTTCGGTAGTATTGAGAGCTATAACCTCTCTGTCTCCGAAGTGATGGAGCATTGAACCTGCCCCTACGCTGTCTGCCACTATCTCGGCGGTCTTAGAATCATAAATCTGAATTACGGTACCGGATTCGGTGATTTTCAAAATATCGTTTACCTTCATAATGTAACCTCCTGAGTGTTATGAGTTTTTCGAGTGATATTATCTGGTGTTCAGATTTAAGACCGGAGAGACCTCGCAGCCTCAAACCTTATTAACTTTCGTGATATCAATCATCATAAATATAATATAACACTATTATTCAGAATGCAACCTATTTTTTTTAGGTTCAAAAAGCCTCATTTTGCTAGATTTTATCAGCTTCCTTTCGCACACTAAACCATAACCCTTAGTTCTAGCCTCTGGATTTTTGAGCTTTCTGCCGCATCTGAGACAATACTGATATTCTCTAGGCTTTTCTGGTATCTGATTATCACACATCAAGCTACATATATCTTCGGGACTCGATATCTCTATTTCTTTTCCCATCACATCACCTCTGTTAATATCCTCTCCATGACCAGCTCCTCATCGATTACTCCGGTCACGATATCCTGCTGACTCTTTTGGCATATCTTCATTATATAAAGCAAATCACTGATACTTCTTTTACCTCTATGCTTTTCTGCATTCTTGATTTGCCATGCAGTTAATCCGGTTGATTTGGATACATCTCTGCTCTTACAGCTCTGAACCTGCAATACCGCTTTTGCATTGTTATACAAAACTGATATCATCACCATAGTTGCTTCACCGACTGCAAGGCATTGATGATAGAGTTCAAAAGATAAGTCTACTTTATCATCCAGGATTGCATCTACAAAATCAAAGATGGCATCCTTTGGTGGCTGATAAATTAATCCGTATTGAAGAAGATATGTGAAAGCAGAATCCTCTAAGAATCCATCAACTGATTTATCTGCAGCTACAAAATTCTTTATCTTGTCAATCTCCAAAAGACATCGACCATAATCATATTCGCAGAACTCCATCAGCTTATCACAATTCTTATTAGAAAGGTTGATATCTTTTTGGATATACTTTCTCAGGATTTCCGGTTTAAGAGGTTCAAAGTCTACAATATCATCTTTGTACTGCTTGTAAAACTTGAGACGCTTGTCAACTGATGTGAGGATTAAAACCAGGATATTCTTTCCGATGATACTATTCAACTGAGCCTGGACCTTCTCATTTTGGAGAATCTCCTTATCATCTCTCACAACATAAACATAATTCTTCTTAATGAATCCAGCGTTATTTCTCTTGGCATAGATATCTGAGATTGATTCTATATACCGCAGCTCCTTTTCGCTGGTCTTTGAAATCTGGTCGATATATAACCTCTGCACCTTCCATTCCGGACCCGAGAAGATGTAGAAGGGGTTAAATGTTTTCTTTTGGATGTGGGACTTAACTTCAGTTATCTCCATGATTTATTATCCTTCTCATTTCAAGTATCCATGAATCAAATAACATCTGTTTGTTGATCGA